AATACAGAATTTGGCGGTGGATTTAGTATAATATTAATAGATAATGATTAGGGAAGATTATGGCGACATATGCAACAAATAGAGATTTAAAAGACGTATTTCCAGAGGTTGATTCCTTTGATACAAAAACGCCGATTTACGGATGGGTCGTTGATTCTGGAAGTAGATATAGGGCAGACAATAGCGGTCTTGTTACTTTGTTATTTGCCAACGGAAAAGATTTAGGTGCGGCAGAGGCTAATGCCGCCGCAGTGGACACATCTGGGGTTAGCGATGAATGGTATTACGATTCTGATGCAGATGCGGTTTATTATAATAATACATCCACCAATCCCAATGATATGTTAATGGAGTCTGGCGAAGACTTTGCAACTCTAAAAACTCGTTATCTATCAAACGCATCAAAATATTTAGATGCAATGCTTGATGGTGCTTTACCAAGAGAACAGTTCAAGGGTAAGGATGGCAATTATGACTATATTATAATTAGAACTACTGCACTAATTGCCGCCGTATTCTTGATTCGTTCTTCTGACCCCACCAATGAAGTAGCAATGACAATGTGGGAAGAGGCGATGGGGAACATTGATAGTCTAAACGGCGGCAAAACCAAACTCTCTTGGCAGACCACTGGTGATTCTTCAAAAGGCGTTGTAAGAGAAATGTCAGTATCTGGTTCATTAAGAATTGTAGATACGAGAGGTCGATATTCTGGTATTTACGATAGGGTTAAGGTTTCAATAGGAACTGGCGGTGCTATAGGCACGGCAACCTATAATGTTTATATTGCAAATTCAGATAATTTAAAAACAGAGCAAATCATAACCAATGAGACTATCAATGGTCAGTATCAGTCTGTCGGCAATGGTCTTGAGATTAGATTTCAGGGCGACTCTGACTCAAGCACTGCCACTGCTGATGATGAGTGGGAAATTGAAGTCGTTGGGAGAATGGAAGAGGTTGACAGCTCATCTTCAATTCGTTCTACAAGGGCTTCAAGGCTATAGGCTTGATAAAGTGGTTGTAGTAAGCATAAAAGATTTTGCAAATTAGGAATAGATAATGGCGATTTCGTTTACGAATATATGGAAAGATAAGATTCTTGATACTATCCGTAGTTTCGTTAATACAGAATTTGCTGGAACAATCGCAGTTTATACTGGCGATTTTAAAGATATGGGTAATCAGTCATTAAGGTTGACTCCCCTATCAAGTGATTTGATTGAGATAACAAATTCATCTGAAGTAAGAGAATATGTTGTCGAAATATCATATGCCTTTAAAGAGAAAGGCGTTAAGAGAGACGCTTGGGAACACATCCTACGACAAGTGTCTCGTATAGAAGCTCTTTTCCAGAACAACACGGCTAACAATTTTTACAACGGAAGGTTGGATAATTGTCGGATTAATGAGAAGACCGAGGAAGAAAATGAAATCGAAGGTCTTAATGTTGTTAAGTGGGAATGGAGAGGTCTATATTTAGGAAATATAGGATAAAACTATGAAGAAACGAAAGTTAGGGAATGGTTATGAAATACAAAGCAAAAAAATCATATTACGAGCTACCGAATAGCGAAAACTTTGTCGCATTCGGTAGTGCCTCCACACATCTTCGTTTAGTAGGTGGTCTATGGGTTGAATGCAATCCGCCTTCAGAACTTATGGAATATCTACAAGAACAAAAATCACAAAAGAAAAGCAAAAATAAAGGGTCTGAATAATGGCTATAAATACTAAATTTCAAACAAAAAGCGACGTTAGTGTTTTTATTGGAACTGAAGTTACGATGGGAACGGCTACTTTAGCAGGTGGGACTTGGCACGAAATGCCCGTTGTTGACTATAGCATAGCAGACATTAGCTCTCCATTGACGGTTGCTCCGTTCAGGTCAAATTCTTTTGCACAGCAAGAGTCTATGGCAAAACACGACAGAACTCAACAGATGTATGAAATATCTTTAACAATGCAAGGAACAGCCGCCGCAATAGATAGAATATGCGGTGCTTTATTTGAGGACAGTTCACAACCAAACATACTTCTTGGGAGTTCACCAGTAACAACAACATTTGACGATGGTGAAACCAACGCAATCCCCGTTACAATATTATTAGACAATGGCGGTACAAACGATAACGACATTTATTATACAAGTTGTATGTGTACGAGTATGGAACTGTCTTACAGTATCGGTGGGGACGGTGGTGCGTTGCAACTGGTTGCAAACTTTGTAACAGGATATAATCCAACAACAGGAACATTGACACCAAGCTCATCTACAAGCACACTCGGAACGGTTTTTAATATTTACGACCTTTCCGCACCAACTCTTGGCGGTAATGAGCTTTTGATAATGGGCTTTAGTCTTAATATTTCAAGGGCTGTAAACAGGGTCAGTTATGACTCCGACAATCAGTTTAAACCTCTCGGGTATTCAATTGGTGGATACGAAGTTACTGGTTCAATAAATTGCAAAAGAGATGCAAACTCTGCATCAGTTGCCACAAACAGTAGTGCTGGAATTGCCCTGTCTGTTGGAGATGGTACTTTTGCCGTTACGGCAAATGACACGATGGTAGAAGATTTATCTGTTGATTTGGCGGACGAAGGATGGAAACACGATTTTTCTTATAGATGTTTCTATGATGATTCGGCTGAAACCAACGCCGTTGTAACAATAGATACTGCATAAGTCTGGTCTGAATAAAAGGAGATAATATGAAAGAGGTTAAACTTTCTTCTGGTAAGAAAGCAAAGGTAATAGAAATGTCGGTTGACGATATTGACTATTGCAATGATATTCCTGAACTAATCCAAGAAGGTGAAAATACAATCATCAGAAATCTATCAAAAGCAAGAACGGCTTGGTTAAGGCGTGGCGTTGATGGGTGCGATGATAAGTTTATTAAATCACTGTCTGAAGAGGATAAAACAGAACTATCCCTAAAGGTACAGGAGTATCAAGGTCTGGGGGAATAGAGTCCCTCACATTAGCACTTAATGTCTTAATTGATTCAGGGTGTGGGGGATGCCACTTTCATAACTTTCCTTACGAAACAAGGCTACCAGTTATGGAAAACGGCGAGTACAAGACAAAGAGGTTTACATCCAAAGATGATGTCTGGGATGTGATACGTCTTATCCGTAATGAGACGGAGTCTTTCAACGATGAGGGCAATAAGAGTTTTGATATAGCAGAGTCTATACACGCTCAATTGCCCTTTTTTTCTTGTGTAAATACTATTTTAGACCAGAAGGCACAAAACGACATATCCAGATATATTTATTGTGAAAAATTTAATACACCAGCATATAAGGGTTCGTTTGGCGAATACCCTTCAAAATGGATACAGAAATCATATGTGATTTCAAATTATATAAATAGAAAACAACAAAAACAATTAGAGAAGAACAAAGATGGCTAAAATTCCAAGTAATTTAGAATTTACTTTCGTAGTTAAGGGTGGTAAAGTCTTTATCCGTACAATGGATAAGGTGTCCAAGGAGGTTAAGGAAACCGCCGTTGATATGGACAAACTTGATAAGAAGACCAAGGCATATATCAATACAAGTTTACTTGGCGTAAGAAATAACAGAAATATGGCTGGTTCTTTTTCAGTTCTTCGCTCAAAAGTTCTTCTTTTAACATTTGGAATAGTATCTCTCCAAAAAACCTTGGGTAAGTATATTAATGTTTCTGCGGACGCAGAAGAAATAATGAATAAGTTTAGGGTTGTTTTTGGAAGGTCTTCTGAAGATGCCCTTGGGTTTGCCAATATACTTGGGGATAAAGTTGGTCGCTCCGTTATTGATTTAACAGAAATGATGGCTGGGCTTCAGGATACATTTGTTCCCCTTGGCTTTGCAAGGGATACCTCTGCGGAGCTTTCTAAAGCTGTAACAAAATTGGCAATAGACGTTGCAAGTTTCCAAAATAGAACAGATGATGAGGTTGTAAATGCATTTACCTCTGCAATAGTAGGAAATCACGAAGCCGTTAGGTCTTATGGCATAGTGTTGACACAAGCACAGTTAGAACAAGCGGCATTAAACTCTGGAATTATAGACTCAAAAAGAGAGCTTACTGCACAAGAAAAAGTTCTCGCACGTCTTCTTGTTATACAAAACAGTACAACTGATGCTGTCGGAGATGCAGTAAAAACCCAAGATTCATATACAAACCAATTAAAAAGATTTAATGGTGAATTAAAAGATTTGCAAAAGTCAATTGGCGAAACATTAATCCCACTTGCAAATGCATTGTTAAGAGTTAGGACTCATTTTGCAGATACAGCAACACTAAAGGGATATGCCGCTGGTTTGGGAGCTATTGCTATTTTATTTGTTTCAATAGAGGCAAAGGCAATTGCCGCCGCAATCGCTACAAGAAAATTTAGAAAAGCATTGATTAGGACAGGTTATGGTCTTATTGCTGTCGGGATTGGAGAAATCGTCGCCCAGTTTATAAGATATAATGATGAATTAAAAATAGCAACGGACAACACAGGCGAACATACAAAAAGCGTAAGGGAGCTAATAAGGTCAATTGATGAAGCGAAATCCTCTATTAGGGGCTTAACTTTTGAACAGGCGAGAGGAAGGTTGGCTGTTTTAAACAAAGAAATAGCCGAACAAGAACACTCCGTTATTAATATGAAATTAAAATATAACGAACTTGGACTTGCAACACAAGACTGGGCTAAAAATCTAATAAAAGACGAAGAAGAAATATTAGCTTCTCTCGAAAACAACAAGGAAGCACTTAAGGCTTTTATAGCAGAGCTAAAAAACGAGAAAACTGAAGAATTTGCTAAAACAGCAAAAAAAGAATTATCTGAAATAAAGTCTGCGGCACAGATTATATTTAAAGAGAATCTTGATTTTCAACTATCCCTGATAGAAACACAGGCTGAAAGATTTAAGGAGCTTGGTTTTAACGAAGTGGCTATAACAGAATGGGCTGAACAGGCTAAAACAGATATTGTTATAAAGCATCTCGAAAAAAGAAATGCTCTTTACAGTTCTTTTATGGCTGGATACGATACATTCGTATCATCATTAACGGATATGGAAATGTCTGGAAAAGAGCGTCGTGAAAGAATTTGGGAAGCAACAAAGGCTGGTTTTGTAAAATTCCTCGGGGAAATGCTCAAGGAAAAAATTAAAAAGGCGATAGCAGAAGCCATTATTGATAAAGCCGCCAATGCGGCACAGCTAACTGCGGTTACCGCAGAGGCTAAAATGATGGCTGGTCTTTGGAGTCCAGCGGCGTTTGCATCTGTTCTTGCTACTGGTGCAACAAACGTCCCAGCCGCAATAGCGGCTATGTCGGCTGGAAAGACACTTGCGACTGCAACAATGGTTGGAGCTGAACACGGATTTGACGGGGTGGTAAACAGACCAACTGTTTTCCTGACGGGCGAAAAAAATAAACCAGAACACGTAAAGGTTACTCCGCTAACAACTGATAACAGAGTTTCAAATAGAACGTCTAATGTATTTAATATCAATATTTCCGCCCCACTCGTAGATGAAACTGTTGTGGAAAGTATTATTCCAGCAATTCAAAGAGCAGAAAGGATGAATCTGGCTTAATGGCATTTGGTAATGAAATAAAACAAAGCAATATAACAGAGAATTGGCTTTTTGATTTCGCTAATGATAACTCTGGCTATTTAAGATTTGCCCTGTCCGATGTCACTGATTCAGGTAATTTTTATCGAGGCGTAATTTTAAACACTCCATCTATAAGAGAGTCTATAGACCTCGCACAATCTACCTCTAAATCATCTAATATTTCTGTTACTATTCCTGACTTTGATTATCAAGGTTCACCTGTATCCAAAGAATTATTTGGAGGCTCAAATAATTATATGAATCATACAGTTTCTGTTTACTCGATAGTTGGGGCAGGTTCTAAACAACAAATTGGTTCATTTCGATTAACAGATATATCATCAGATGGAAATAAAATTACGCTCTCTCTCACTTCTTATCGACCTTGGGATTTTCTTTCATTTCCGAATACAAAATCTACCAGTAATATAAATATCCCAATCGTCTATGGTGACTATACAGCACATACTGAAGATACTTTTCAAACAGGTAAAAAATTATTCCCTATTCAAAAATCAAAAGCATCTGATGATACTCTATACTTCATTACGCCTAAAAATTATACGTCTGGTGCGTCTCCACATTTTTATGATAGGAATAATGATATATTCATAATCATGGGTGATGATGCTGTTGCTACTGCTACATTTGACGGCACTGATGCTTCTCCAGTAAATATTGAATTGATTAAAGGTACATTTTTAATTAGACCATCCACTGTTGCCGATACTACTGAATTTACCAGCACTGCTCAAGGTATAGACGGCAATCTTTTGACATTTTCTATTGCTTCTGTAGATGCTGAAATTTCAGGGACTGGTGTAGATACAGATAGAAAAGTCTTTGTGGTCAATATGCCAAGAGTACAAGGCGTTTTAAGGGAATTTAAACTTCATGTCAATGGACAAGTCAACGTTACAGCAGCAAGTGGAACAAGTAATCAAATCGCATTGGGAGAATCAACCTTTAGTGATGCAAGTGCAATTATTTCTCGTACTACGACTGGGACAACATCAACATCTGGTTCAAGTATTACAACTGGTTATAGTGAATTTGATTTAACAAGCGGATACCAAGATTTATCTGATTCCAGTGAAAACACTACCTCTGCTATTAATTCAACTGATGTTTTTGTACCCGTATCAGATGAATCACCTTTTAATCGTGAAGATATTATTAAAATAGATGATGAATTTATGAGGGTTATAGTTGCTTACCCGGGTGCTAATCTTTTAGCGGTACAGCGTGGGTATTTATCGACTAAAGCAAGTCATTCCTCTGGGGCAACTATATATGATGTTGGGAATAATGCTTTTAAACTGCCATCCGAATTACAACTGCAAGGAACAGCTATTGTAACTGGTATTTCTGCGGCAAGTTGCACAGGTACAGTAAAAATTTATGATTTGTTTTTACAAATAAAAGTTGGCAATGATTATATTAGAGAGCCACAATCATCTGAACAAGAAGCAAATGATGTCGAATATGTATATTTAGGTGCAGATGGCTTAACACATGGTGTTACAGACACCGCTTATAATGGGAATGCAATTACAGAAATACATGAAGCACATTTAGATTTACTGAATCGCATTGCTGGGTTAGACCCAACTGATTTAGATGATGATATAGATGGATGGACAGCATTAAATGCTTCCAAAGATTGGAGAATTAGGTATTGGAAACACGAAGAAACAGAATTAAAAAAAGCATTAGAACAATTACAATATGAAGGCGGCTTTATTTTCCGATATAAAGCAGATGGCTCACCTCAATATATTCATATTGGTGATTCCGTCACAGTATCAGAAACATTAACTAAAAGCGATATTTCTAAAGTCAGCATAAAGCCCTCATCTTTTTCTGAATTACTAACCAAAATGAATATTTCTTATAGAAAACACCCAGCTAAAAATGAGTATGAAACAAGAGTTGCATCTTCTAATACTACATCAATAACAAAATGGAATATTGAGTCTAAAGAAAACATAAAAGAAGTTAAACTGGATGCGTATGTTGGTGTTACGGCATCAGAAGATGATATTCCTACTTCTCCATCGAGCAATCCAAATGATGATTTTTATAGTTATTATGATAATATTTTTGGCGACCTTAAAATGATTGTTTCATGCACCATTGTAAATCCAAAATATTATAATTTAGATGTTGGTAGTATTATAGATTTTAGTGATATGTACCCAGAAACACCCTATGGTTACAATTCAGCAAGTTGGGCTAATATAAAATTTATGATTACAGATATACACAGAAAAGCGGGTGAACTAAAAATTACAGCAAGGGAGATTGCATAATGGCGAATATGAATATTAGAACACCGAGGTTCTATGTTGATTACACAAACTATTTTTTATCAAGAGGCACTACTCAAGATGGAAATTTTGATGTGCGGACAGGGACTAATTTAATTGCACCCGAAGCTGGTTATTCAGAGGTTGAATTATTTGATATGAAACCACTGAATGCAGTATCATTTGATACGACTGTTGACTCTGGGAATGACCACGTTCTTGTCAGTCTGGACTTAAAAAGTGATTATAAAAAAAGTTTTGTTGCAATCTTGAATCATAATCTGGACAGTGCAAATGGAAAGTTCAGAATCGCAACATCTACATCAGACATAACTGCGGCAGATATGTCTGGTGCAACGGCTGTAACCCCAACGGAGGTTGTTAACGCTGATGCAATAAGTGGTTCGAACCAATTTATTACACCAGCATCTGATGGCTCGACAATTGTAAGGTTCACTGAAAACCCTGCGAGATATTGGGGGATTCAGTTTGAGGGTGCTTCTTCTTTTGATGGTTCAACAAAATTGGAAATTGGCTGTATTCTTGTAGGGGAATATTACGATATGCCACACGCACCAGATTTAAGCGTTAAGAGGTCAATTGCATTTGATAAAAACAAGATTCAGGAGTCTCTGGGCGGTCAGAGATATTCTACAGCAACGAGTTTTGGAAGAAGCGGTGATTCTACGTTAATGAGTCCTTTTGTAACAACAGCTATGAAAGACAGGTTCTTCGGAGGTAGGATTATATATGACTTGAATTTCAGTTATTTAAATTCAACAGATGTTATGCCAACAGAATATCATAAATACAATACTGACGATGATTCTGTCTTGGAAGATATTTGGAATAAAACTGCTGGTTCTCATATTCCATTTATATTCTCAATAGATAAAGATTCCGAAGGAAGTAATGCAGAGTCAGAGCATATATTCGCAAGATTTGCACAGGACTCTCTCGATATGACTCAAGTTGCACCTGACGTGTTTGATGTGTCAATGAAGATTGAAGAAGAATTTTAGAATTTACACAGGAAGTCTAAATTAAGCTCTCCACGGCAATGCGGACAACGCATTTTCTTTTTACCAAATCTTGGGAAATTCCTATAAGTGATTAGAGTTCTCCTTGATTTTCCAGACCTCGGCTTCTCCCAGCAATAATCGCATACTGGACAATACTTTATATCATTGTCCGCACTTTCGTCATCGAACATATACGGGTCTTCCGTGGCGTGTCTTTGGTTTCCTAATTCTTTAATAACCCAAGATATGCTATTTTCGCAACTTGGATTCTGGTTGTAAAATTCTCTTTGAAACCTGTTGGCACTTTCTAATAACTCGTCTTGCTTTCTTTCCTTCATCAAATCTAATAAGCGAGATGTCTTCTTCTACATCTGCATTATAATTATCTCTATTAGCATAGAAATTTAGAGCGTCTTTCATTTGCAAAAAGCAATCAATGACCTCTTTTTTTGTCATTAAAAGGGAGCTTCGCCTTTCTTTTCAAGGGAGACGTAGAAGTATTCTTTTCCGTCCTTCGTTTCCCTTTTCCACATAGCGATATAATAATCCTCACCGCCTATGTCAGCAGAGCCTTTATAGTCTGGTCTTCTTTCGTTCCCTTCCTTATCATTAAGAAAAGCTGAACCGCTATTTGTTTTATGTTTATATGTTGTATCCATATTATCTCCTAATTATGGATGGGACAGAAAGGAGGTTTTCGGAGAGCCGAAAGGATAAAACTGCCCCACCCAAGATTATTTTGAATTTACCTCTCTTTTTTTAAGTTCTGAAATATCTTTTAATATTTTTCCAGCCTGTAGTGTATTTTTTTGTCTTAACGCATCCATAATAACATAGTATTCTGTTTCATTAAGGACCAAAAGAATCTTTGCCTCTTCTTCTTTTTTCAATTTTACACCTTGACTTCAAAAATTGTTGTCCTTGGTCTTAATTTACCGCTTGATTTAGGATTGTAAGCCTCAACGCTCTTATCAATATCGTATCCTTCAATATCGTCAACATTCTGTAAATCTATCTTTATACCATCCCTGTTTCCATTGGTATAAAAGATATAACAATTTTGCGAGGCTCTTCCAGACAGATTTAGAGCTTTTTCAGAGTAATCATTAGCACCAACCATTGAAGAACTTCTTGAATAAGTATCTCCAACTCTCGCACTATGGACGTGTCCGCTTATCACATAATCAACAGCTACTCCATGATTAGCATATCTTCCCATAATCTGATTGATTGAGGATTCGTGCTTTGATGTAATTGCCCCGTGTCCGTGTAGCATAAGTAGATTTTGACCAGCTACGTTTACAACCAATTCCATCGGGTCGCCAGATATGAACTCAACATCTGAACCCATAAACAATGCTCGTAGCATATTGAATATTGTAAAGTCATAGTTATCAGTAGCAAGAATATCTGACCATCCGTATTCTTTATGTGTTCTTGCCTCGTTTCCAGATACACAGGCAACTGCAACATTATAGTCTTCGGCAAGGTCAATTACTGCCTGTTGCATAATGTCAATAGCCAGAAAAACGGCAGAGGCTCTGTTTGTCGCATTATTTAGCATTTCGTCCAGTCTGCGGTCTGAATTGATTAAATCGCCTGTAAGTGCGATTAGCACCTTACCTATACCTTGGGTCGAAAAATATGATTTACAGCCTTCTACGTGCTTTTTTAAGCGTTTTGAGGCTATTTCAAAGTCATATTTATTATTAGGAAGGTCAACAAGCTCATTAAAGTGCAAATCGGACAGATGAATAACCCCAACGGAATCTTGTTTCTTTGGCTTATGTTTTTTGATTTTTGTGTGCAGTTTATAAGAATCAAGAATTTCTTTTATGTGTCTGTTCACCTCTGTTATGGCGTTTTCAATCCTTGCATATTCCCTAAACGCCTTCCTTTCAATCCTGTTTTTATCCTGAAAGGATTGTTTTTGTTTTGCTATCCTGACGTTCTCTTTTATAAGGTCTGGCTCGGCAATCGTAGGATATGAACTTCTATAATTGCAATCCTTACAAAGCCATCTTTGCTGACCTTTTGTGTCTTTAGATTTCTTAACCAAATCTCCACTGCCACATCTTGAGCAAGAAACAATGTATCCATCGTCATTAAATATCATTATTGAACTCCTTTTTTTGTTTTTTTGAGCTTTTCATATAAAGTCTCCAATTGCTTATCTGTAAACTTTTTTTTCGTTTTATATCTTCTGTGAAGTTTGTCATATGTTTTTTGACCGAACTTTTTAACATACCAATTAGAGTATGGATAAAAGTCTCTATTGTGAGATAAATTACAACCTCTGCATTGTGTATGGCAATTGCCGTTTGGTGTAACGTCCCATCTCGTTGAATAGCTCCCTCTGGGAAAAAGATGTCCGTTTTGGAGATATTCCCTTTTTCCACAGACCACACAATGTTTATCTCTTGTTCTGATTATAATGCTTACAATTTTATCCAATTTTCTGACCAGAGACATTCGTTTTGGTTTTTTCTTCGGCATTATAAGACTATACCTTTTCTGCCACATTCTAATTCCCACCATTTTAAAAAATCCAAAAGATTATAATTATGCTCTTTCGGCATTCTCCATTCATAAACGGACTCATATTTAAAATAAAATTCATCAACAATCTGGTCTTTTGCTACAATTATTTCCTCTGGTCTGGTATTATGTCTAATTATAACAGCACAGGATTTATGCCCAGAAATGTCATGTGATTTTACAACATTTTCAAAAGCCATTCTTTGACCATATTGAACAGGTGTTCTGTCTAATTTAGCCTCTATATAAACAAATGAACTACCATTGTAATCTATAAATCCATCAATATCGGTTGGCATTATCTTGCGATGTCTTTCAAGTCCCTCAAAAGAAATAATTTGCTTTGCTCTTTCTGGGTGTTTAATAAGCATCACTGTGCTAATCCGATTGATTTCATGTAGTCTAATTCAAATCTTGTTTCCATTTTTCTTCTACATACTGGGCAAAATTTAATAGTTCCCTTCTCTACTTTATATCCATATTCAGAATGATTGGGGCAAATGATAGTTGTCATTTTCTTTTCTTCTGCTATTTTATTCTCCTCTTTTATTAACTGTTCTGTTGTTTTTAGAACCTCATCTTCCCAACCTCTATTGTTTAAGTAGGTAATAGGATTCTTTCTGAACTGTTTATCGGGAGTGGATGGAACATATCTCGGAAGATGTCCCATCACAGCAACCCTTTCGTTATCACTCAAGGCATTCCACTTTTTCTCACATTTTGAGCGATTAACTTTTTTGTCATACAAATTCCAAAATTCATCAAATGATATATTTATATTTGTATTACTATATGTATTACTATCTGGTATAGGTTTGTTGATTTCGACAGATGCATTTGCTGATTTCGACAAATCCATTTGTTGATTTCGACAAATGGAAGTATCGAAAAGAGAAATTGCCTTATCTGTTAATGCATACCAACTGGTTCTATCGTACTTCTTTTTATTGTGATTTCCCTTGATTACATAACCTTCTTCCTCGAGCCTTTTTAAAACATTACGAATCTTGTAAGTGCTTATATATGTGAAGATAGAGGAAAAACCATCTATTGAATTATAAGTCCAATAATGACCATCAATGAAGTTTTTATTGTTGCCTTCATTCTTTTTGTGCCAGTAGTAAAAATGCTGTAAAATCAAAGATTCTTCAAGCCCTAATTTTTCAGCGAGTTCAACTGGAAATGAGTGTGCGTTCATTTTGTTTCTCCTTTTCTCGTTTTTTCCTGACCTGATTCGCCGTTCTGCCGTTCTTACTTAACCAAGCATTGAGTTTTCTGCGGTTTCTTTTGCGGTCCTTTGCTTTTTTATTCGGCATAATTTTTACCCAGTCATCACTTTTTAAACGTCAACCACTCCAGCATACCTATTTTAGCCTTTCGTAAGTTAAGTGTTTAGTGGTTTGCCAACCCAATGCTGACTGGGTTATTTCTTTTTCACTATTGTTTGTTTAGATGGTACTCTTTTAGATTCTTTTCTTTTTAATCTACTTTTTTTATTCTGAAAATGTCTTTTCCAATCCTTCATTATAATAAACCTATCGTTACAGATATTACAATGCCAATAAAAACTCCAACAATAAATCCAACAAGTGCATACAGGGTTCGCTCTCTTGCTCTTCTTACTTGTGATTTTATCATCTCATTTATAACGGGATTGAATGTGATTTTCTTTTCTTTTAACTTCATAACTTATCATTATCCCCATGTTTTTTATACGCTGATTTCATTTATAACTTCGTAATATTTATCAATCTCCTCATCTATTATATCCAGACCCATCATCGCATTGTTAGGATTGTTGGACTTTACAGATTGAACAACACTGTAAATATAACAAAGAACGGATTTTAATTTCCTGTTCTCATTTATAAGAACATCAACGTTATTCTTCTTTTTGTTTTCCATTTTTAGTCTCCTTTTTTAAATTCTTTTTTATTTCATCTTTGCTGAAATGAACAAATTTTAGGTAATTATAAAAATACTCTACCGCCTCTTCCATATCTTCGGCTTCACAAAAACTACTAAAATCATTTTCGTTTTTATTTTTTGATTTTAACGTTATCCAATATAAAGACATATCTATCCTAAAAATTCTGCCCGAACCGAAACAAGGTAGCAGTCCACCTTACTTGTCTGGTCGATATTCTGACATTTACTATTTTCTTCTGCGTTTTAGTTTCTCTTTCGGGCATTTGTTTAATCTAATAATTTTGTTTGGGCTATTAGCCAAACCACAATATAAATCTTCTTTCCACTTGGCACAAAATCCACATTTTCTATTTATAATAGGGCAATGTTTAAACATTATTGTACGGGTGGGCTGGGGGCGATTCAGGAAAACCGATAAAACCTGACGTGGAAAATGAATAAACCACATTCGCCCCCATTATAATTATCTTTGATTTCTCACCGCATTGGCTACTTCGTCTGCCGATGCGTATTCTGTACCAGCCAGTCCAGCCGATGCACAAGCTCGACCAATAGCCGATGTTTCGCAAACTTCAATATAAGAAGTTTTATTGATGAAATTTCCACCTCTGACCTCGTGTGCAATTCCTGTGAATTTACGACCATCAGAATATTCAAGGGTCGCCTGAATAACCACTTGGTCGTTCTTTGGGTCTTCGGGAAATAATTTCCATTCCAATATTTCAGTTGAAATAGAAACGTCATCACGCATTTCGTGCAATTCAAGAACACGCTCTGCCACAGTCTTATACTCTTTTCCATGTATTGTTACTGGCATAGTTACTCCTTTTTTTATTCGTTAAATAGCCAATCATATGGTTTGCCAAGAACATAAGCCATTGCCAGTTTATAAGCTCTGGAAGGGATTACCCTGCCCCAAGCCCAATTATAAACGGCAGTTTTTGATACGCCAAGCTGTCTTCCGAGCCAAGCGACACTACGTTCTTGATTCTTTAATTCTTTCAAAACTAAATCCATATTGTGTTTTTCTCCTCTATTTATAATAAGAATATAATTCTATTTTTATTACTATGCAATTATTTTCAATCGTCTATTTATAAGCCCAAAACTCGACCAAAGGCATATCATCAGTCGCCATACTGGTCAAGATTTATGTCGCCATAAACATCATTCAGTTCATCTGTCGTTACCTCGTATCCGCAAAGCAGACACTCCATTCCATAGGCAGACATATCACCATTATAACAATATTCTGTTTCTATAAAATCTGAAGGTCTTGGTGATTCATTGAATTTTTCTTTACACTCGTGTCCGAGTCTTTTTGTTAGATTCTCATTTATAACAAAAGCCATCATTCTACCTCATTCATAACATCATCATCGGTAATATATTTATTCAACCAATGCAACGCCCATTCTAACCGCTGTTGAATATCCTTAACATCACTCACCTTGCACTCGTCAAGAACAATTTGAATTTCAGTTCGGGAGGCAATTAAATCATTCTTTAATTCAATGTTCATCATTCCACCTACCTTTCTCTTAGTGTTGGCATAACCCCATCTTCGCCATAGAACAATGCACCCGCATTATTACCTTCATCATCTTGTGATGGGAACACCCAAAATGTTTGGTTGCCTTTTTTCAATAGCAAGCATACAGGTTGCTCGTCCCACATCATTTCATCACTTTCTTCTTTTGACATATATTCAACCTTAACGATTTTCGCTCCCAATAACTCATCCGTCCCTTTCTCATTCCAATATTTGCGACAGAATTTTGCATCCATTAAATCGCCATTAGTTTTTGTTATTGCTGTTATTGTTTTACTCATCATTCCACCTCACTTTCTTTTACTTCTTCTTGATTAGGCTTATCACTTCCACAAGAAGCACATACCTCGGTCATTTCTGCTAACTCTGACCAATAATAGCTTTTTTCATCATCAAATTCCTTTAACAAAGTTCCTTCATTACAGTCGCACATCACTCCACCTCACTTTCTTCTATATGCTCAAATACAGTTTCATAGACTGTGCGTATAGTTTCTTGATTAGCAGTTATGCCACCTCTGACAAATAGGTCTGTCAAAAGCCAACCGACTTCTCCAACTGGGTCATCGCAGTCATTTATAATCCAATGGGCTATGGTGTTTATATCCCTGTGAATATAAGGGCTATTGGTATAGACTTCATTTAATTGTTGGCTCGATTTATAAAACCTTTCCTTTGGTTTATAATTCGGCTTGTTCATTTTTTTTATTGTGTTTAGGTCGTGCATTTTTTACTCCTTTGTGTTGTGATGCTCATAAATTATTTTACCCTTCGCTTTCGTATTTATAATTCCATCATTTATTAAACGCTTCGCTGTTCTGCCAAACCATCCTTGCAATGACCACGCAAGACCAGTATCAACGAGATACTGCCAAGCATCAATAACTTCTTGTTCTGTTTCGGCTTCTATAAAGCCCTCGGCTATTCCAACGGCTGTGTAGTTGTCCATTTTCAAAACTCCTTTTTTATTACATCGTAACCTAAAAGTTTACCAACGTAGTTAATATGTTTTGATGTTGTAACACTCCACCACCCCAACGTTTTAATTGTTTTGTTTTGGTGATTTATAAGGGCTACTTTTGTTCCATAACTATATACATGATGAAGGTCAATTGTGAGATTTTTTTTATATCTCTCCGTTAGATTCTCTCTGCATATTTTTAGTGGTGTATTCATTTTGTACTCCATTCATTATTTTGTAATTCATCCCTGTATTTTTCAAGAAGTGATTTATAATTCTCAAATATAAAGAGATACTTTATTTTTGACATTCCTGTCAGGTGAAATGCTCGGGGGTCGAGCATATCACAACCCCCGAACCTTCTGACTTGCTCAAAATTGAGAAAATCATTTTTTGAGATTTGTGAAGATTTCACTTTATGAGTCTCCGCCTTGCTCAAAGTCCACCTCATTCTCATTTAGCTTTTGGGAAATTCCTATAAGCGATGCTCCAAGAATGTCATCAAAAAGACTTAAGAGAAAGATTCTCGCCTCTTCTTCAGCACCTTCTTTAATTAGGTCTTTAAACAATGACAAGGAGGACATTAAAGAACCAAATAGAACCTCTTGAGTCTGGAAATTATCCCATTTTTTGGTTTTTCTTTTGAAGCCGTCAATATCTTCAGCGACTTTTACAGCGTTTCTATAGTTGTACATTTTCAAAACTCCTTTTTTTATTATTGAACTACTAAAAGAATGTAACCTATTTGTATAATTCGTGTCAAGTCTTTTTATTTTTATTTTCAAAATTTATAAGGGTCAATTTTATAAGCCCCATTTATAAGGGTCAATTTTATAAGCCCCATTTATAAGGATGGAGTTTTTCCCCATTTTTTCCATTAGGATTTTTTTCCAATTTAAAGTTTTACTTTAATGAAATCCCGTAAATTTTTTGGCTTATTTTTTGATGGAATGACCCATTTTTTCGGAAAATACGGAGATTTTTTGCAAATGTCAATGGTTAAAATTTATTTTTATTTTTTTTAAAATTTACTTGCATCTTAACCTTGAGACTGCTAATTTCTTTCAGTTATTTGAAAATGAATGAACGTTTTTCCGACCTGAAAATTTACCTCCGAGGGTTGAAACGAGGAGGGGAAAAACTTCCGAGGACGTCCCAAGGGACAGCGTCCGGAACGAATCAATATTTATTGATTCGAGTACCAAAAACCAAAAACCAAAAACAAAGGAAAAAGAAAATGTTAGAACTACAAAATGCAACAGAACTAATAACGGGCAAATTGGCGGAAGACTACGAACTTGCTTTTAACGTATTTTATACGTTTAAATTGCCCGACGGCTCGGAGATGAGTATAAATAGCTATGGGGACACCGGCGTCGTGTATGTTAGAATAAACAAACATCGAGTCAATCGTACATCAGGTAGGTCAGAATTGCAGGAGTTCGAGACGTTTAACGTCAGAGAGCACAAAGCAAGATTCGACGAGCTATCTATAGAGCTGAACGCATTCCATAGCAAACAAAAAAACGAATGGAGTTCAGAATGACTAAAGACAGAACAAATCGAATTATTGAAACACTTGCACCGCAATTGCGCAAAGGTTTCACATTCGACCCCGTAGCCTTCACACACTACAGTGGGAGTGGGTATGCTGTTAGTATTACAGATAACAGGTCGAAAGACCGCCAAACTGCGCTCGAGTCGGGCTTAAAATGCTGGGAGTGGTACAGCGAGGGCAAGGCTCTCTCCTCTGCTATGTATCCCGTCGAAAGGTATTACCTCGGAGGTTGGCAAGACCTGAAGACTGGGGAGCATTGCGTCGATGTTACTATAGTCATCCTGAACAAATGGAGAGCTATAAAAACAGCAAGGGAAAATAACCAGAGTGCTATTTATAGCTTTGAGACAGGTGAAACTATATCGGTTTAACATCCTGACCCCTCTCCACATCCCAAGTAAACGCCCTTCGTCCCCTATCGAGGGGGGCGGGGGGCGGTTTTTTTTGACTATGCTGGTGTGTATCCCCACTCCTCTCAAAAGTCAAATTACGAATGTCCAAAACAGAATTTTGGAAAAATGGTTGAAAGAATGTCCATTGATTTATAAATTACATATTAACAAGGCGTTAATTTTAACTGTAGTGGTATTGATAGGAACAAATAAGATACAGGGTAAACTGGGTGTTTTTGATAACCCAACGTTCTATAAAAATCTAATTAATGGTTTCTACAGTACACTTAATATTACTATAGGGAAATGCGATTCATCAACCACTTTTTTATTATAGTTAAATGCAGATATTGTTGGAGATAGGGATTTCTTGGGTATTTTAAATAGATTAAATATTATTTTGAGTTTTTAATCCGAAATCGACAAATGCATATGTTGAAATCAACAAATGGGAAAAGGTGATAATATGAGTAATAAGCCAATAAAGCTGAATCCAAAGAAGTTAATGGCTGTTGAATGTTTCGCAAGTAATCCGCAGATGAGGTATGTGGATGTTGCCGAGGCTGTTGGGGTTCATCAGGATACAATAAAGCAATGGAGGAAAGACCCATTATTTGTGGAGGCTATTTATGATAGATATATGGTTTCCTTTGGGGCTGAACTTCCTTCTGTTCTGAATGCAATGGTCAGGGAGGCTTGTGCTGGTAATGTTCAGGCTGGAAGGTTGGTTTTAGAGCATTCTGGGAAGCTGGTCAAGAATGTTAATGTAACTATAGATTCTCCTTTTGAAAAATTCCTGAAATCAAGCAATACCAATGGCGAGATTATAGAAAAAGAAAAGATTGATGCTATTGAGGCTGATTTTGAGGTAATGGATATGCCTGAAAGAGATAAATCAAATGATTTTCCAAGAGCAAGGGAGAAAAAAGAGAAGAAACAGTTAAATAAGTCTATTGGGAAGGAACAGAAAAAGGCAAAATACCTTGAGAAAAAGAGAGAAAGATATGCTTTGAGAAAAAGAGCCGATGCTGTCGGGCTGGAGATGTTACCTACTGGAAGACATAAGAAAAGCGAAAGGGTTGCTTGGATTGAGGAATTAGAAAAGAGAGAAAGGGCTAACGATGAAGGGTAGAAATCAGCATATGGAATCAGAAAATCATTATAGTGATATGCAAAAGGCTAAAATGTATGACCTTATTCACTATTTTGGAGAAGGTTGGTTTGGATGGGATGGCGACAGAGGGAGATTTACAAGAACAATAGAAGCATATAAGAAAAGATATAAGAAAACGAACTCGTAAAGTTATTTAACCTCAATTATGTCGTCAATATCAGTATTCACTGGCACTACTTGACAGTAGCAGTGTTGTTTGCATACAGACCATCCAGTTGACGGCATCCCACGACTAACCCATCCGCCCCAAGTATCAACTTCACCAGCTCGGGCTAAACAGTCTGGGCAATTCTTAACGCCTTGAGCGACAATCCAACGATAGTTTACGTCATTCCCCACGTTGAGTTCTCGACGTGATATTTGCATAATTCCTCCCACAACTCCTCGCTTAATGGAATTTGCATATTCTCCGAAGATTCTACCATTGGATTTAAGGTCTGTATCAAGAAGCCGAGCAATTGATTGTTCTGAAACTCCAGCGTTTGCAAGTCCTTCAATTTGCTGTCTAATTCTTTGTCCGAAGATTTCGATGTCATATCCGAGGATTTGAGCAACCCATCGAACAACTTCTCTATCTCTCGTATCAAAGTCATTAATATCAACATTTCCTCTTTTTTCATCAGGCATACCTAATCCTAAAATCTTTTAACACGAACATTTTTCTTTATTATTTCTTCTAATTTCTTATCAAGCTGTTTTTCAATATCTTTGTACTGCTTTGTTTCATAAAATCCTTTTGGAATATCGAAAAAAGGTCTGGCTTCGGTGTCTATTGCTTTAGTGCCTCTAAATTTTCCAGTTGGAGGATGTGTTGCCATATGTGTTATCCCATATTCACTTGCTTTTACATTTGGCTTTCTTGGATGAGGTCGGTCAGATATGTAAACCTCGTATCCGCCTGTAGATTTTTTAGATTTTACTGCATTCATTAGATTGCCAGTCTCAATCATCGGAGATGTTCTTCTTATACCTCTTGATTTCCTCATATCAATAGTTGATTGTTGCAATGGTTTGTAGTTTCTTCTTCTATCGTCAATCCTCTTGCCTTTTTTCATTGTCTGCCTTATTATATCACGACAAACACCAGCCGTTCTTCTGATATGTCTATTTAGCTCTGTCTCTATTTCTTTGGTGACTTTTTCACCACGAATAATTCTAATCTCGGAGGGCATCAGCTAATTCCTTTCCCGTGTCCTTTGCCTCAAGAAACCTTGAAAGATTGTCTGAAATCAATTTTTCAGCCTGTTCTTCAGCCCATTTCTCTGGATTTTCCATAATTTCCTCGATACGACCATCTAAAGAGACTTCAATATCGTTTAATTCGTTAAGCCTCTTGACGTAGTGTAGAAAAGAGTCCTCTATTCGCTGATTGCTCATTCACTTCCCTGTTTTCATTGATTATTTTTTGTGCTTGTTCCACCGACAGGTCTTTATTGTCTCTAACCATCAGTTTTGCCTCGGTGATAAGATTATGGGATAATCCGAACTCATCCATCATAATTTTATCCTGAACGGTCATTGGGTACTCAACCTCATTGAAATCTACAGCAAATCTGTCTGGGAGACTTACAAAATTGAAATCGGCGATAGCCCTTTCAACGTTGTATATCTGGTTTTCGTAAAGTCTCCATAATTCTATATCGTCTATAAAATCTTCGTGTCTCTCTAAATCCTTAATCATAAGGCTGATTCCAGAGGGAACCTCTCCGCCCTGTTCAGCCCAAGTAACCCAGAGATGATGATTCTGTGCCACCATTTCGATTTGAAACTTGATATTCTCTATAACCGCTGAAATACTACCAGCTGGTGATGAGATGTTGAATTGACCTCCCTCTCCAAGCATTAAAATTTCATCAGAACCAGTTCTTGCTACGGGTTTATCTGCATCTAAATTCGTCCAAGGCTGACCGAACATTTGGAATCTTAAACCGAGTTGCATCTCTGTCATTGCAATATTAACATGTTCGTTTGAATTAACAATGTCCTGACTGCCCTCAACAAAAAATGAATCTATTTGGTCTTCTCTATGAAGAAAAACAAAAGGCAACACTCCGTATCCATGCTCAATTTCCTCTAAAACGTTGCCATTTTCATCAACAATACGGAAAATCTCTGAATCCCAATAGCAATATTTCAATTTTTCAGTTGAACTTGAATCATTTACAGGTGAGTTCATAGGATAAACAATTGCAATTGGATTAAATGGGTCTGAACCGAAATAAGGGTCAAAGTAATAAACAGGGCGATAGTCGAAGACTGGATTGTCCTCATCTCCTGTCCACATAATTCTCAAGGCAATAGTGCCGACAAGTCGTGTCATTCTTTCAACATGCTTCATTCTTACGTCTTTTAATGACGTTAATGAAAGGTACTTTTTATTTACATTCCTGTTAGCACCAACTGTGTATATCCGTGAAATCTTGTTTATGAATTTTTTTGTAAAATTCGCCTCGTAATGAGGGATTTCCCTAAAGGAATCTGAATTAAAATACTTCTTTATATACTCGGAAGTCGATGTTCCTGTGTAATAATCAAGCATTTTTCGGACTTCATCCCTTCTTGCTTTCGATTGTGTTTGCTTAAACTCTTTTAATGAGTTCTTGATAATCTCTTCTGCTGTATGAGCCATAATCTACCTTTTTACTTTAGTAAAACTTCTTTGTTTAATTGGAAATCTATTAACAATAAAATATCTGAATGCGTCTGCACCGTGGTCGTGGTATCCGTCCTTTATGGGGTCAAGGGACAAACTCTTGCCTTCAACTTCCGCTGGATAGCGATAGTTCTCAAAGTCTTCCATAATCCCAGTACACTTATTATCTATATGAATTTTCCTCAATCCATCGGCACTTTCAAAGAATCCTCTCGCATATGCGACTCCAGATGCTATATTACGACTTAATCTGTCTTTTAAAAAGCGGACATATATTCCTTCTCTACGAAATATTTCTATGTCCCCGAGTCCACTTTGACCCTGAACAGCTACACCAGCTGGGTCGCCATAGAATGTATATACTGGGTATCCTTTTTTTAGAATCCTTCTCGCCAAAACCTCTGTGGGTATATTTCTTTCATGCACTATCTCGTCAATAATATTGATATGAGTGATTCCACCCTGACTGTAAGTCTGAAACCATAAAACCGATGGCATTCTGTATCCAAAGTCAATAGAACAATAAGTTGGGAGGTCTGGATTGAAAGGAAAGTCGCCAGAGTCCAATTCTCTGTCGAAAGGATAAACCTTTCCCTCGAATGTTGAAAATTCTCCTCCGTATTCCTGTTCAAATACTTCTTTGGCGAGATTTCTTTTTCTCTCAACTATAAAATCGTCATTCTTCCCAGTGGGAAATGCATGATTGTTTATCCAAGAGGGAAATCTCATAGAATGCCAATGAGGGTCGGTTTTTCCGAGAAGGTATAGGTCGTATAACCAATTATATCCTTCTGGTGTTGATATAAAAATCGCTTTACCCTTTCTGTCTGATAATGTTGGTGATAAATACATATCCCATATCTTTCTTGGCATCTTTGCCGCCTCGTCCACAATCAGCAAATCCAGCCCTTCTCCAACCAATGAGCTTGGATTGTCTGCTGACATTCCTGAAACTGTACTTCCCCATTTAAATTCTATATGCTGGTCTTTTTCTGATGCTGACTTAATATCCTCATCATGTCCAATTACCATATCTTTCCATATTTCTCGGAACATAAGCCGAGATTTTTTATACGATAACCCAACAAGCCAAACTTTCTTATTAGGCTGGGCGGCGTAGAACTCCGCCTCTCGGTAGGCGGCTGTAGTTTTTCCGTATCTCCTTCCACAGATACACACAAAGAAAGATGCGGTATCTTTTTCAGGAAAATGTAATAGCTTTTGACCATCGTGGGGGTTGTACCCAATGTATTCAAACCACTTTCTTTTAAAATCGAGGTCTTCATCAGTCCCATATTGCATAGATTATTTTTTTTTTAAATTTGCGGTTGCAGAACGCAGACTATTTAATTTAAAATACGCAATAAGTATTTTGCAATCATATTTTGTAAAAATACATATTCGATATTCTACTCAACAAAAGAGGTAAAAATGTCCGACTCAACAAAAGAGGTTAAAACAACATCCGTCGAACAGAGCGACGTAAAAGATACTGAAGTCAGTCAAGACGTAAAAACGGAACAACAGGACAGTAAGTCCGATATTCAAGTTCCTCTTTACAGGCTTTCTGAAGAAATCAAGAAGCGTAAAGAAGTTGAATCTAAACTTGCAGACCTTGCCGATGCTGAAAAGAAACGACAAGATGAAGAGATGGAAAAGCAAGGTGAGTTTAAAACGCTACTTGAAAAAGAAAGAGCAAAGAATGCCGAACTTTCACAATATAAAGAAAACTTTGAAACTTTATATGATGGAGTTAGGAATGATTTGCTTGAAAGATTGCCAGAGGAAAAAAGAGAGAAGTTTGGAGAAGTCAATGATATTTCTCTTCTTAAAAACATTGTTTCAGAGTTCTCAAAAGGACAAAGAAATAATATCGGTCAGGCTGAATCGAAGGTTGATAGAAATAATCTAAAACCTATGAAAGATATGTCTGAAAAAGAAAAAAGAGAAAATTGGCAATCCATTCTTGATAGTTACACACGTTAGTGTAAACACGATAATATCAAATTTGGAGTCTTTAAATGGCTAATGTAACAACTACAACTGCCGCCAATTTTATTCCTGAAATGTGGTCAGATGCTCTGCTTGACTATGCAGAACGGATGTTCCGTCTTCGCAATCAAGTATCTGATTTCAGTTCAATGTTGGCAGGTGGTGGTGACACACTGCATATCCCGAAGGTAACAGAAGAAACTGCGGCGGCTAAATCAGCCGACACAGCCGTTACCTATTCGGCAAACACTGACGGAAAGATTGACCTTTCTGTTGACCAACATCATTACGAAGCGAAACGGATTGAGG